AAGGTGCAGGCGCAGACACAGCAGGCAGCAGCAGATGCACAAGTGAAGGTGGCACGCCTTGAACTTGATCAGCAGAAGGCAGCACAAGACGCAGCATTCAAGCAGCAAAAGCTGGAGATTGACGCTGCCAAAGTGGTGACAAACGGATGAAGAACACAGAAGCAGTCGGCAAAATCACATGGCTGATGGGCCAAAGTGATGAATATTGCGATTACACCGTTGATGACATTCACCGCCTGATCCTGCCGCCTATAGCCTTGCAGCAGTTCCGCATCTGGGAAGCTGAAGGCAATCCTGTCGGTTTTGTCACCTGGGCCATGCTGAATGAAGAAGCGCAACAAGGCTATTGGGACGGCACCAGACGGTTGCAGCCCGATGATTGGCAGGCAGGCGACAATCTGTGGCTGATTGATTTTCTCGCGCCCTATGGCGGCGTGCGGCAGATGGTAAGAGAAGGCCGCAACCATCTGCGTTCAATATTTGGCCAGGGCGTTCTAGGACGCGCAAACCGTATTAGCAGGGGCAAGGGATGGTTCGCAGTTACTTAATTGAAAACCGCATCTGCTACAAGAGCGATGGCGGTGGCAGCGCGGCTGACGCGGCACGCGAGAGCGCCACTCCCGCACAGACAGATGCGCGTGGACGCCCACTAGTACGCGGCACAACTAACGTCATTGATGCCTCGCGTCAGATTTTGCCACCAGAAGACAATGAGCCGAACATCCCGCCGCCTACGCAAGTTGAATTTGGTCGCGGTAGAGCCGATCTATCACCGCCAACGCCAGCCCCAACAGCGGTTGCAGGACAAAACCAACGCCCTAGCGGCAACCTAAGAATGTTGAACGCAGGCGGCCAAGACCTTTTTGATATATCCCAAGTCCCGCCAGCACCACCAGCCACCGTTTCAGCAGCGCCGCCACCAGTTAATGACAGCGCTGAAATGGCACGCCAGCTTATCGAAAACGCTGCCAACGAATCCATTGCCAGCGGCATTGATCGTGAAATCCTTGACAGCGTGCCTGGTGCTGCTGGGCGCAGGGATGCTGGCAGCGGATTTTTTGCTGATGCTTATGATGAACTTTATGGCGGCACCGCACCAGGTACGAGTATTGGTGCGCTTTTAGGTGCTGGGCCTTTAGGGGCGTTTACAAACCAGCCAGACCCCGCTGATGCGGCTGCATTCAATGTAGGGCAGTTGCAAGCACTGGGCGGTGTGCGTGATCCGCAAACGGGCGCAATCACTGGCGCAAGGGCTGGCCCTGGTACATTGAACATGAACCGTTTTGGCATGGTCACTTACAGCGGATTGCCAGACCCTAACTATACCGGCGCATTCCAGAATTTGGTACGAGGCAACACCGGCACAATGTCCAGCGAAGACACTGACGATGGTGGCCAGATGGCACAGCAAATGGCACCAGAGCCGGTTGACCCTGGCACAACGACGCCGGAACAGATTGATGATCTGGCAATCAATTATCTGCGTAACCCGTTTTTCTTGTATGGCGGCGCAGGAAACCTGTTCCAGCCATACGGCTATGCGCCTGGCACAATGGTCGATCTGCTGCAAACGCGCGGCATGACCATGCCTGACCAGGCTGCACCAAATCTAAACCTGTTTGGCAACCCTAGAGATTTTGCATGATTGAAATTGACATGGATCGCGCTGACCAAGCCTTTCAGGCGCTGTCAGAGCAAGAAAAGGAAATCATCCGCGAGGCATTGGACAGCCCACTGGCTGGCGTGATGAACAAGATATTTCCAGAAATCATGCAGGCCATCGGCATCTTTCAAAAGCCGCGCCGCAAGATGGATGCACAGATGCGCAAGATGGCGGCAGGGATGCTGATGAGATGACCACATATGTATATCGGGACGGCAAGATCGTTCCCAAAGCAAGCGCCGCCCCAAAGGGCGGCGTTTCTATTATGAGGGATATTGAACCGTATCAGAACATGAAGGATCGGGGCTGGATCACCAGCCGTTCACAGCACCGCGAGTTTTTGCGGCGCAACAACTTTGTCGAGGTCGGCAACGAGCAAAACCACTTACTGGATTAAAGGACAAAACAAATGCAGCTTGATAGCACTCCACAAGTTGAGGCAACGACCCCAGCAGCGGAGCCAGCAAGGCCCGAAACCGTAGCCGAAACACTGGCAAAAACACTCCAGTCATTTGAAGGTGAAGCAGATGAAGCGCAACCAGCAGAAGAAGCTGACACGCTACCAGAGGCTCCAGAGCCAGATGATCAGACAGATGAACAGCCTGATGAGCCGGATGACGAGGTTGATGAATCAGATGAAGCGGAAGCTGAAGAAGATGAACCCGCTGAACTAGAGGCGCTGGCCGCGCCTAACCATTGGCCAAAAGATTTTGCCGGAAAGTTTGAAGCGCTAGAGCCTGCTGCACAGCATATGTTTATGGAGCGCTATAAAGACCTAGAAGGCGACTATACAAAGAAAACGCAAGCCTTGGCGCAGTATCGAAAGCGACAGGAAGCGTTTGATGAAATCATGCAGCCGCACAAAGCAGACTTTGAGCGTGCTGGTATGGATGAGGTGGCAGCGGTCAGACAACTGCTTGCCGCCCATGACTATCTGCGTAAAGACCCTCAAAACGCCATTGCCTGGTTGGCCAACCAGTATGGCGTGGATGTGGGTGCAGTCGGCAACGACCCAGCACTTGAGGATGAATATGCAGACCCGCAAGTTAAAGCCCTACAGCAGCAAGTTGCCCAGTTGACCGGCTTTATTCAAAATCAACAGACACAGCAGCAGAGCCAGGTACAGGCCAGCACGCAGTCTCTGATTGACCAATTCGCACAGGAAACTGATGCAAACGGCAATCCCAAGCACCCGCATTTTGAAAGAGTGCGCGGCGTGATGGGAACGCTGATCAGTTCTGAGAATGCCAAAGACTTGAACACAGCGTATGAGATGGCGGTGTATGCCGATCCAGAACTGCGCCAAGAGCAAGTCAAGGCAATGGCCGCAGCACAGTCGCAAGACAGTGTGAAGACAGAGGCGGTCAAAAAGGCGAAGAAAGCAGCTAGGTCAAAAGTCAGAGGCAGTGCAACACCAGCCGCGCCAGCGCTACCAGCCAATGCGTCTATTCGTGACACCATACAGGCGTCAATCAGACAATTGGAAAATGGAAGGAGCTAGCCAATGGCCAGCCCGAATCTTTCAGAGTTGGTAACGACGACCCTTAGAAACAGGTCTAGAACCCTCTCTGACAACGTGAGCAACCACAATGCGTTGCTGCGTAGACTACGCGAAAACGGCAATCAAACGTCTGTGACGGGACGTGATATTGTCCGTGAACTTGAATATGCTGACAACGGTAAACAAATGTGCCTAGCAGCCTAGTAATAGGTTGCTGAAACTCCCTTAAATTCAGGGAAGGCTTTAAAATGCTAATCCTGAGCCAAGCCCCGCAAGGGGAAGGTGCAGAGACTTGACAGGGGATGCCCGACCATTCAGTTGAGGGCAAAGGTAAAGTCCAGACCACAAACAGCGCAAGCTGGCGGCGAAAGCCGTAGTTGGTAAGACAGTTCAGTTTTATTCAGGCTATGAGACACTTGATGTCTCACCATCAGACGTACTGACAGCCGCTGTTTACGAATACAAGCAATTGGCTGGTAACGTCACCATCTCTGGCTTGGAGCAAGTCAAAAACTCTGGTGAGCAAGCCATCATCAATCTGCTTGAGGCACGCATCAATGTGCTTGAAAAGTCGATGATGAACAGCTTGTCCACATCAATCTATTCAGATGGCACTGGTTCATCTGGTAAAGAGGTGGGTGGTCTTCAGCTACTGGTTGCCGATTCCGGCACTGGGACAATCGGCGGCATCAACTCCAGTACGTTCACCTTTTTTCAGAACAAACAAAGCACTGCAACGTCGTCGGCGTTCAGCACCTCAAACGTACAGTCAGATATGAATGATATGTATCTGCAACTGGTTCGTGGTGCAGACAGCCCTGATCTGATCATGGCTGGCACGAACGCTTACAAGGCGTTTCTGGGTAGCCTTCAGGCCATCCAGCGCATCACCAGTGACGATCTGGCCAACTCTGGTTTCACCAGTGTCCAGTATCTGAACAGCGATGTGGTCTTTGATTCCGCGTGCAACACCAACAGGATGTATATGCTGAACACTGACTATCTCCGTCTTGAGGTAGCAGCGTCACGGGATTTCGTTCCAGGTGAAGCAAAGATGTCCGTCAACCAAGACGCAATGGTAACGCCTTATACATACCACTAGGGCCATTGCAGAGTAATCTGCACATGAAGAACTGTGTGAATTCAGGGGATACCCAAACGCATGATGGCGTGGGCAATCCTGAGCCAAGCCTCATATTGAGGAAGGTGCAACGACTATCCCGCAAGGGAGTAGGGTCAAGTGACCCGAAGCGCACAGCCCCTGTAATCAGGGTGATGATATAGTCTGGTCTTATGTGAAAGCATAAGCAGCCGCAAGGCGGTCTTGGCCTAACGAGCCAAGGCGAACATCACGATGTTCTGGTCAGGAAATCTGACCTGTTCAAACCGCGCTCTCCAAGGCGTGATCCACACTTAAAGGAAGGAGAACTGTTATGACAATTGCAGCAGTTATGGGCATTGACCCAACCGCAGTCGCTGACACTCCTGAGTTTCAGTTGGGTCAGCTTGGCGCGATCATCGACGACACAAGCGGCACACGCATCTATAAGTACGTTCAGTACGACACTGGTGCTGGAAGCGTGGCAGCAGTAAGCGGTAACGCCGCCTACTACTACACCTTGGATGGCTACAAGTTGTTCAAGGTAACGTCTGATCTGTCCGATTCAATTGAGATCGGTGCAGGCATTCTGCAATCAGCGCCGACTGACGGCCAGTATTGCTGGGTGCAGATCAAGGGCATGGCAACCATGAATGCAGCCCTGACAGCAGGCGCTGATGGTGATCCGCTGACGCCAACTGGTTCAGCAGACGGCAAGCTGGATGTGTCAGCAGATGTAACAGATAACGTCTGTGCCATTGCTGGCGACATCAGCGACAAGGAAATCATCTGCGATTTCCCCATGTAAAACCAAAGGGGCGGGGCAACTCGCCCCTTTTTCTATGCAATCGGGAGGATTGATATGAGCGAAAAAGGCATCTTTTTTGAGCGAGAACTTAACGGGCAAAAGCGTGACTTTTGCCGGATTGAAATAGCAGGCATGCGCGACATCTGGGAAGGCCCAGCCCGACCAGAAGATTTGCAGCGCTTCCCTGCTGAATGGAAGGCTTACAAAGGCAAGAAGAAAAAGCCCCGCACCAAAGGCACCGGCCTAGCAGAACTGCCAGGGATGACAGAGCCGCGCCGGACAGAGCTTGAACTGCATGACATTGAAACTGTTGAGCAGCTTGCTGCTGCTGAAGAAACAACGCTGCGAGGTATTGGTGAGCCATATGTTGAGTTGGCCAAAATCGCCAAGCTGCAAGTTGAAGCGACAAAGCGAAAAGAAGACTTGGTAGTTGAGGTGGCTGTGGCAGCCCAGACCTTGGCAGAAGAGGTGACAAATGAGCCTGCTGACGATAGCCCAAGCAGTAGCTGACTTTACGGGGTTTGAACGTCCGTCAACTGTGGTTGGCAACACAGACCCCATTGCACGTCAGCTATTTGCCTTCATCAACCGTGAAGGCAAGCAATTGATGCGCTCAAACAACTGGCCGGTGCTACTGAAGGAACACACCTTCAACACGGTCAATGGCACACAGAGTTACGATCTGCCGACTGACTATGACCGCTCTGTGGGCAGTACAATGTACAACCGCACCGACTTGGATCAAATGGTCGGGCCTATCACGCCGCAGCAGTTCCAGCAGGATCGCTATGGCACAGCCAGCGCAGGCATCACGCAAAAGTTCCGCTTCAAGCCGTCAAGCAATGTCTTGAAGTTTGACATCACGCCGACACCCACATCAGCCGAAAGCATCGGCTTTGAGTATGTCAGCAGTCACTGGAATCAATCCAGCGGCGGCACCTCACAAGCCGCTATGGCAGCAGATACTGATGTTGGCATCCTAGATGAAACACTGATTGAGATGGGCGTCACCTGGCGGTTCAAGCAGAACCACGGGCTGACATATGATGAGGACTTCAGGCAATACCAGCTTGAACTGCGCCAAGCCATCAGCCGTGCAGGCGGTGCGCCGGTCATCAGCCTGGATGATGCCAGACGCCTGCTGGTCAGCCCATACAGCTACAATCTGCCTGATAGTGGATACGGGGCCGTCTGATGCTTCAAGCACTGCCGACATCCAGAGGCTACCGCGTCAAGGCGGTATCTGTGCCTGCCCCTGTGGGCGGCCTCAACAGCCGTGACAGTATTGATGCAATGGCACCGACAGACGCGCTGATTATGTCCAACTTTTTCCCGACTGTGGAAAAGGTGACACTGCGTGATGGCTACGCCAGTTTTTGTACAGGGATTGGCACCGGCAATGTTGAAACACTGGTGGAACACAATGCTGGCGCAAACCGGCAGCTATTGGCAATCGGCAGCAACGGCACGCTTTACCAGATTGACAGCGGGACAGCCGTCAGCAAGAAAACCGGCCTTGCCAACGGCAGGGCAGAAAGCATTGAGTTCAACAACAACACCATCTTTGTGCCGTCAGGGGCGAACGTGCCTTTTAGCTGGGACGGGTCGAGCGCCAGCGATCTGTCAATCACGCTGTCTGATAGCGTCAACGCGAACACGCTAACCGGCGTTCACGCGCACAAAAACCGCGTCTATTACTGGACAGGCACCAGCCAGAACTTTTACCACAGCGCCACTGTGGACACCTTTCAAGGCAATTTCACCAAGTTCCCTGTCGGCTTGGTCGGCACATTCGGCGGCAACATTATCATGATCAACACCCTCACCATTGATGGCGGTGAGGGCGTTGATGACCTTCTGTGCATCATAATGACATCGGGCGAAGTGCTGCTGTATTCAGGATCAAACCCCGCCAGTGATTTCAGCCTGGTTGGTACGTTTCGGATAGCAGAGCCAATCAATGAAAAACGCGCCATTGCCAAGCTGGGCGGCGATGTCATCGTGATGACCAAAGAGGGCTATCTGCCTTTGAGCCAGGTTGTGCGCCAAGACATTGTTGGCAACAAGGCAGCAGCCATATCAGAGAAGATACGCGGCACGGTCATTAGCCAGGTGAAAGCAACCGGCACATCAACCGGCTGGCAAGTCTTTGTCAGCCCTGACGGCGACAAGGTGTATTTCAACTATCCGACTGATGACGTTGATCCTTTCAACCAGCATGTGTTCAACCCCATCATCAGGGCCTGGTGCATCTTTGAGAACATACCAGCCCATGTCTGGGGCCAGTTTAATGGCGATACATTCTTTGGCAGCGCATCCGGCGTTGTGTTTAAGGTGACTGGTGATGCTGACAATGGATCAAACATTGTCGGTGATTTGGCTACGGCATATAATTATTTCGGTGATCGCGGCGGCGTAAAGCGCTTCAGCAGCGTTCAGCCCATGCTTGAGGGTGAAACAGACGTCGTGTTCAGTTTCGGCGTAGGCGTTGATCAAGCGCCTGTTGCGGCGATTGATGTCTCGCCCGTCACCTTTCAGTCAAATCTGGCGGCGTGGGATACCGCTACTTATGATGACTTTTTCTATGCTGACACGGCTGGCGCAGGCGTTACCAAGCGGCGCAAAGCAGTCAACAGGCTAGGGTACTCAAGTGCATTGCGGATCAAGGTTGCAACCAGCACGCAGACAATCTCCTTTATTAGCGCTCACTATACATTCGCACCAGGAGGGCCACTCTAATGGCATTCAGCGGCGGTACGTTTTCAAGGACATTCGACTGCACGACAGATCGTGACAATGGCGTCAAAATCCTTGCATCCAAGTTTGATACTGAATTGGACGGGTTCGCAACGGGCCTGTCCACTTGCATTCTCAAAGACGGCACACAGACTTGTACTGCTGCGATCCCGTTTGCAGAAGGTCTTACTGTACCTGACAACAAGACCATCATCCTTGGCACCAATAGCGACATCACGATTCAGTATGATGAAACGACAAATGACAGCCTTGAGATTGCTGCCAACGTAGAAGGCGCAGCGCTTGGCATCGTGCTAAAGGCTGACCAGGGCGATGACAATGCAGACCAGCACAAGCTAAACATTGCTGACGGCGGTGTGCTGACACTGGGCAGCAAAATCAGCGGCAGCTTTGTCGACTACCTCACACACACGCCCAACAGCACTGTTGCCAGCAGCACAACCGCTGTGGCAGGCAATCTGACAGTCGGCGGTGACCTGACGCTGGGGTCAGGCGCTGTCATCAGCGAGGCTGAACTAGAGGCAATTGACGGCGTTACAGCAGGCACTGTGACTGCATCCAAGGCCGTCATTGTTGACAGCAACAAGGACATTGCCAGCTTCCGCAACGTGACGCTGACTGGCGAGTTGGATGCTGGGTCACTGGACATCAGTGGTGATGCCGACATTGATGGCACCTTAGAAACAGATGCGCTGTCAATTGCAAGCACAGTAGTCACAGCCACAGCAGCAGAACTGAACTACAGTGACACTGGCGCTGCTGTCGGCACCGTTGTTGCAAGCAAGGTTGTTACGGCTGACGCGAATAAGGATGTTGCGAGTTTTCGCAATATCACTCTGACCGGCGAACTTGATGCCGGTAGCCTGGACATTAGCGGCGATGCCGACATTGATGGCACGCTTGAAGCGGATGCCATGACGTTGGCAGGCACGGCGATTACGACCACCGCCACACTGTCTACCGGCATTTCAAACAACAATGTGCCAGTTTTCACCAGTGGCGTGGCAGATGATGATTTCCTGCGCGTGGCTGGGACGGCCATTGAAGGCCGGTCTGCATCAGAGGTGCTGTCAGATATTGGCGGTCAAGCCAGCCTCACATTCGGCATCAGCAACACAAATGCCGTCAAGATTGACAGTGCGTCTGTCGCTGATGATGAATATGCGCGTTTTACTGCAAGTGGTTTGGAAAGTAGATCAAACGCAGAAGTTCTGTCTGACATTGGCGCAGCGCCAGCGGCGGGCAGTTCAAACATCGTCACAACTGGCGCACTCAACAGCGGCAGCATTACAAGTGGCTTTGGCAGCATTGACACTGGTTCTAGCGCAATTACTACCACAGGCGTCATAACTGGCGGCAGCCTTGATATTAATGGTGCTGCAAACATTAATTCTGGCACAACGGATAATGCACTAACAGTTGTGTCAACTGATGCTGGTGTCAATATTGTTCTCACTGACGACTCAACCTCAATGGCAGTCGGAAACAGTGCTGGCACTTTTCAACTGTTCGGAGACACAAGCAGTTTTCCAAAACTCATAAGCGCATCAAACTCAGCAGTTGTAATAAATGAAGACAGCAACGACACCGACTTCCGTGTTGAAAGCAACGGCAACGCCAATATGCTGTTTGTTGATGGTGGCAACGACACTGTTGGCATAGGCAAAAGCAGCAATTCTAGCGGAGTACAGTTACAGACAAGTGGTAATGTTCGCGTAGAGGGCTTGTTGTATGGTGCGGATGGTTCAGCTTCTGGACCTAGTATCAGATTTTTTAACGCTGCATCAGGACTATATCATCCCGGTTCGGACGCTCTTGGTTTTGTAGCCAGCGGTTCAGAGGCGATGCGTATCGACAGCAGCGGCAACGTAATGATTGGCACAACCACCGAAGGTGCTGCTGGTGCCGACGAACTTACTGTAGGCAACACTAGTGGTGGAAACGGAATAACCATTCGGTCTGGCACGTCAAACTCTGGTGCTTTGTATTTTAGCGACGGCACATCTGGTGCTGCTGAATATGACGGTGGATTTGAGTACAGTCACGGCTCACAATTTTTGAGAATAATATCTGCCGGTTCTGAGAGGGTCCGCATCAATAGCAGCGGCAACGTAGGAATCGGCACCGGCACTATCACCGACACATCAAACTATCGTAACATCCACATTGAAGGAACAACCGGCACAATTATGCGTTTCATGGCTAATGGAACGCAAGTCGGGCAGATACAATCTGACACAAGCGAGTTTCAGATTAATGCTGTGACAAGTGACCCGATGGTCTTTAAGACCAACAATACAGAACGTATGCGTATCGACAGTAGCGGCCTCGTAGGTATCGGCGTTGTCCCGTCTGGCACTGCAAAGCTGCAAGTAAATGGGCAGATTTACGCATCGTCTGATGGAACCGCATCTGCACCAGCATTTGCTGTGAATGACGGCGACACCGGAATGTTTCGTCCGCTCAATAATAACTTGGCGTTTACTACTAACGGCTCAGAACGCCTCAGAATCACTAATAATGGCTACTTACAGTCACCACCCACTTATACAAATGTTACAGCAGCAGCCGCAAACGTACACATTGAGGCTTCTGTTGGTCAATTCTTCAGGTCAACATCGTCCCGCCGTTACAAAAACACTATTAACGACGCCACACACGGACTGACAGAATTGCTTGCACTGCGTCCTGTGACCTACAAAGGCAACAACGACGGCGACACAGTATTCGGTGGTTTGATTGCCGAAGAAGTGCACGACTCTGGCTTAACAGAGTTTGTCCAATACAACGATGACAACGAGCCTGACGCATTGAGTTACGGCAATATGGTATCGCTGTGCATTAAGGCCATCCAAGAACAGCAAACAACAATTACAAAACTTGAGGCTCGTATCGCAGCACTGGAGAACGCATAAAACAATGGCAAACATTTACACTTGGAACTTTACATTTGACGTATGCAATCAGCCTCAAAACGGCCACCAAAATTGCATCAAGACTATCCACTGGCGCATGGCAGCCGTCTCTGACAGCGAGACAAACGCAGAGGGCCAGCCGCTGTCTATCAGCGCATACGGCACTGCCGATCTGGAAACGCCGGAAGTTGGTGATCCTGACTTTGTTGCCTTTGACAGCGTGACAAAGGACTGGGCTAAGACTAAGACGCTTGATTCACTTAACAAGACAGAAGACGAAATGCAGACAATGCTTGATGACAAGATGACTGCGCTGGCTAGCCCGCCGATGCGTCAGGCAGTACCGGCTGGTTGGTGATGTCTAAGCCAACTGTCACATCCGTCAAAGCGGAATTGGACACGCTTTCAGCCGTAAGCCAAGAGCGCTTCATTGAGCTTTTGAGCCGCGTCAAGCGTCTTGAAACCATCATGGTCGGTTCAGCCGGAACCACCATCGTCTTGCTGATCGGCGTCCTGCTCAGTAAGTGATCACCGCCTTTGTCCTAATGATATTCACCGGCCTTGGTGACGACGAAAAACTGTATTCGGACAAAATGATATTTCGCAGCCTTGTAGACTGCCAGTGGTACGCCGCACGCATGGTTCGTGTTTACGGCAACTATGGTTACACGCGGCCTGGCACAGAAAAGATTACGGCATTTTGCCTGCCCGTTGAATTGGCAGAGGACACTGAAGAAAGGCTGTACTGATGTTAGCAGAACTTGCAGCAGCCAACGCAGCCTTTGCCATAATCAAGCAGACCGTTCAGAACGGCGGCGAAATTGCCAAGGCTGGCAAGGCCATCGGATCATTCTTGTCAGCCAAAGAAGACTTGATGCGCGAGGGCAACAAGAAGCGTGCAAGGGGTGTCGGCGGTAATGATCTTGAGGAGTTCATGGCCCTTGAGCAAATCCGTGAAAAAGAAAACGAGTTAAAGCAAATTATGATCCTGTCTGGTCGCCCAGGCTTATGGCGCGACTACCAAAAATTTTGTGAAGAGGCGCAAGACGGAAGGGCCAAGGCAAGACATCAAGCCATCAAACGGCGCAAGAAAATGCTGGAGCAAGCTGGCAACGCTGGTGTGGCCATCATCATCATTGGTGGCTTGATTGGCGTCGTTGTCTGGGGGCTGTGGATCAGAGGCGCGTTTGCACAAGCACAGAACGATCTGACCGTATGCCGTCTGATCAAATGCGTGAAGGTAGACAAAAAAACTGAGTTTTGCGTCTACAGGGGCGCTCACAATACACAAGAAATCCTTAGTTTCTCGCTTGAGTTCCCGCGTGAATACAAGCCGCGGGAGTATCTGTGCCAGTGGGAAATTGATCAGCCGCCACCACCAAACATCTATGATGCACTGAAAGCGATCAAGGACAGCCAAAAGTGAACCGCATCATTTTTGGTGCAGACGATTATCTAAAATCATGGGCAGCAGAGCGCATCGGCATTGACCAGTTCGGGCCAAGCGTGGCCATAGGCGTTGAGCGTGACAACCAGATCATCTGCGCCGCCATTTATCATGATTTACGGAAAGGGCAGATCGAGGCGTCCCTGGCTGCTTCCTCCCGGCGCTGGGCGTCCCGATCTGTCCTGCACACATTGTTTGCGTATCCGTTCAAGCAAGTCGGGGCGCACCGGCTGCTGGTGCAGTGCAACGAGGCAAACGCCAAGGCAATGAAAATGAACAGGCAGCTAGGCTTTACGCAAGAGGGCAGGCTGCGACATCTGCATGGGCCAAATGATGGCATCCTGTGGGGCATGTTGAAGGACGAATGCAAATGGTTAAAGGATTAAGACAATGAAATCAGCGCCTTCACCACCACCAGTCCCTGATCCAAACGAACTGATAAACGCCCAAGCAAACGCGAACCGCATCACGCAGTTTACTCCCTATGGCAACCTTTTGTTTGGTTCTGTCGGAGATCGTGGGCAGTTTGTTCAGGGTGCAGTGCCAGAAGACGGTCAGGCGGCAGCGTTCACGCAGGAGACACCGTTTCAGGCGCAGATGCGTGCGGCCACTGAAGGCACTGGGCTGGGCCTGGGCAACCTGGCATTCAATCGTGTCACAGGCCGACAAGTCATTGGCCAGAACCCTGATGGCTCACCGATCTTTGCTGATGATCCTGATTTCCAGAATCCGTTCAGAACAGCCCCGACACTGGCTGGCGTGCAGCAGTCACAGGACATTGACCCGACTACCGGCCTGCCTGCATTCCAGAGCCAGATCAGCACGGCCACGCCTATGCCCACCAGCATCAACACTGAAGGTCTGACGGCCCTACAGAGCGATCCAGAGGCGTTTCG